CTGGATGACATCCGGGCGGGACGCATTGAGCGCGCCATTTCACGCTGTCGCAATATCTGGGCGTCCCTGCCGGGTGCCGGTTACGGTCAGCGTGAACATTCACTGGAAAAACTGGTCACCGTCTGGCGTACCGCTGGCGGCGTACCGGCTTAAACGGAGTAAACACCATGAAGAAATTATCCCTTTCACTGATGCTGAACGTGTTGCTGGCGCTGATGCTGGCACTGTCCCTGATTTACCCGCAGAGCGTGGCCGTCAGTTTTGTCGCTGCCTGGGCGATTCTGGCGACGGTTATCTGTGTGGTTGCCGGTGGTGTCGGCGTGTATGCCACTGAGTATGTACTTGAACGCTACGGGCGGGAGCTGCCGCCGGAATCGCTGGCCGTGAAGATTGTCACGTCGCTGTTTTTGCAGCCGGTGACGTGGTGCAGACGGGCGGTGGGTCTGGTGGTGATGGTGGCGACGTTTATCTCGCTGGTCGCTGCCGGGTGGATTTTTACCGCGCTGATTTATCTTGTGGCGTCGCTGTTTTTCCGGCTGATACGTAAAGCCTGTCGTCAGCGTCTTGAGGGGCGGGAATTATGTCAAAGCTGATGATTGTGCTGGTCGTGTTGTTATCGCTGGCGGTGGCGGGGCTGTTTCTGGCGAAGCATGAAAACGCCAGCCTGCGCGCCTCGCTGGACAGGGCGAACAACGTCGCCAACGGGCAGCAGACGACCATCACCATGCTGAAAAATCAGCTTCATGTTGCCCTCACCAGAGCAGACAAAAACGAGCTGGCGCAGGTGGCACTGCGTCAGGAGCTGGAGAACGCCGCGAAGCGTGAAGCACAGCGCGAGAAAACCATCACGAGGTTACTGAATGAAAACGAAGATTTTCGCCGCTGGTACGGCGCTGGCCTGCCTGATGCTGTGCGCCGGTTGCACCAGCGCCCGGCCTGCACCGACGCCAGTGATTGTCCACAACGCCTGCCCGAAAGTGAGCCTTTGCCCGATGCCGGGCAGTGACCCGCAGACGAACGGNGATTTAAGTGCCGATATCCGGCAGCTTGAGAACGCGCTGGCACGCTGTGCCAGCCAGGTAAAAATGATTAAACACTGTCAGGACGAAAACGATGCTCAAACCCGACAGCCTGCGCAGGGCGCTGACTGATGCCGTCACGGTGCTGAAAACCAGTCCCGAGATGCTGCGGATATTCGTGGATAACGGGAGTATTGCCTCCACACTGGCGACGTCGTTGTCATTCGAAAAGCGTTACACGCTCAATGTCATTGTGACCGACTTTACTGGTGATTTTGACCTGCTCATCGTGCCGGTGCTGGCGTGGCTGCGGGAAAATCAGCCCGACATCATGACCACCGACGCAGGCCAGAAAAAGGGCTTCACGTTTTATGCAGACATCAACAATGACAGCAGCTTTGATATCAGTATCAGCCTGATGCTGACCGAGCGCACGCTGGTCAGTGAGGTGGACGGCGCGCTGCATGTGAAGAATATCCCGGAACCCCCGCCGCCGGAGCCGGTCACCCGCCCGATGGAGCTTTATATCAATGGCGAACTGGTGAGCAAGTGGGATGAATGAGTTTAAGCGTTTTGAAGACCGGCTGGCCGGACTGATTGAATCGCTGTCACCGTCAGGGCGTCGGCGACTGAGTGCAGAACTGGCGAAACGTCTGCGGCAGAGTCAGCAGCGCCGGGTGATGGCACAGAAAGCCCCGGATGGCACACCCTATGCGCCACGCCAGCAGCAGAGCGCCAGAAAAAAGACCGGTCGCGTTAAGCGAAAAATGTTTGCGAAACTTATCACCAGTCGTTTTTTGCATATCCGCGCCAGCCCGGAACAGGCATCAATGGAGTTTTACGGCGGAAAGTCACCGAAAATCGCCAGCGTGCATCAGTTCGGTCTGTCGGAAGAAAACCGGAAAGACGGTAAGAAAATTGATTATCCGGCGCGTCCTCTGCTCGGCTTTACCGGTGAGGATGTGCAGATGATTGAAGAGATTATCCTGGCTCACCTTGAGCGTTAGTTGTGCCATTCCCGACACCTCATCGTCACATTGCCGCCGGTATGACCCGGCGGCATCCTTCCCGTTATGAACACTCTCGCAAATATTCAGGAACTCGCGCGCGCACTGCGCAACATGATCCGCACCGGCATTATCGTCGAAACCGACCTTAACGCCGGTCGCTGCCGTGTGCAGACCGGCGGCATGTGCACCGACTGGCTTCAGTGGCTGACCCATCGCGCCGGACGTTCGCGCACATGGTGGGCACCTTCCGTGGGGGAGCAGGTGCTGATTCTGGCCGTGGGCGGTGAACTCGACACGGCGTTCGTTCTGCCGGGGATTTATTCCGGCGATAACCCCGCGCCGTCGGCGTCGGCGGATGCCCTGCATATCCGTTTCCCTGACGGGGCGGTGATTGAGTATGAACCTGAAACCAGTGCACTCACGGTAAGCGGAATTAAAACGGCCAGCGTGACGGCTTCTGATTCTGTTACCGCCACGGTGCCGGTGGTCATGGTGAAAGCATCAACCCGCGTCACCCTGGACGCACCGGAGGTGGTCTGCACCAACAGGCTGATTACCGGCACGCTGGAAGTGCAGAAGGGCGGGACGATGCGCGGCAACATTGAACACACCGGCGGTGAACTCTCATCAAACGGGAAGGTACTTCATACCCATAAACACCCCGGCGACAGTGGCGGCACAACAGGGGGACCTCTATGACTGCGCGTTATCTCGGAATGAATCGCAGTGATGGCCTGACTGTCACTGACCTTGAGCATATCAGCCAGAGTATCGGCGATATCCTGCGCACACCGGTCGGCTCGCGGGTGATGCGTCGTGATTACGGCTCGTTGCTGGCGTCAATGATTGACCAGCCGCAGACCCCGGCGCTTGAGTTGCAGATTAAGGTCGCCTGTTACATGGCGGTGCTGAAATGGGAACCCCGCGTCACCCTGTCATCCGTCACTACGGCGCGCAGTTTTGACGGGCGAATGACGGTTACGTTAACCGGCCGGCACAACGACACTGGCCAGCCACTTTCGTTAACCATCCCTGTGAGTTGAAACCATGCCGATTATCGACCTGAACCAGCTACCCGCACCGGATGTGGTCGAGGAGCTGGACTTTGAAACCATTCTTGCCGAACGCAAGGCGACACTGATTTCCCTTTACCCGGAAGACCAGCAGGAGGCGGTCGCCCGTACCCTGACGCTGGAATCTGAGCCTCTCGTCAAACTGCTGGAGGAAAATGCTTATCGTGAGCTTATCTGGCGTCAGCGTGTGAATGAGGCCGCACGGGCGGTGATGCTGGCCTGTGCCGCCGGTAATGACCTTGATGTGATTGGTGCCAATTACAACACCACGCGCCTGATTATCACCCCGGCAGATGATTCGACCATTCCGCCGACACCGGCAGTGATGGAGTCTGACACCGATTATCGTCTGCGTATTCAGCAGGCGTTTGAAGGTTTAAGCGTCGCCGGGTCGGTGGGAGCCTATCAGTATCATGGTCGCAGTGCCGACGGGCGTGTCGCGGATATCTCTGTCACCAGTCCGTCTCCTGCCTGTGTCACCATCTCTGTGCTGTCACGTGAAAATAACGGTGTGGCATCCGAAGACCTGCTGGCGGTGGTGCGTAACGCCCTTAATGGCGAGGACGTCAGGCCGGTGGCCGACCGCGTGACCGTGCAGTCTGCCGCCATCGTTGAATACCAGATAAACGCCACGCTTTACCTTTACCCTGGTCCCGAAAGCGAACCCATCCGCGCTGCTGCCGTGAAAAAACTGGAAGCGTACATCACGGCACAGCACCGGCTGGGGCGCGACATCCGTCTGTCTGCCATTTATGCCGCTTTGCATGTGGAAGGCGTGCAGCGTGTCGAACTGGCTGCACCGCTGGCCGACATCGTGCTCAACAGTACGCAGGCGTCTTTCTGTACCGAATACCGCGTTGTGACCGGAGGCTCGGATGAGTGATTCGCGACTGCTGCCGACCGGCTCATCACCGCTTGAAGTTGCCGCCGCAAAAGCCTGTGCGGAAATTGAAAAAACGCCGGTCAGTATTCGTGAGCTGTGGAACCCGGACACCTGCCCGGCAAATCTGCTGCCGTGGCTGGCGTGGTCATTTTCGGTTGACCGCTGGGATGATAAATGGCCGGAAGCGACAAAACGCGCTGTTATCCGCGATGCGTATTTCATTCACTGCCATAAGGGCACTATAGGCGCAATCCGGCGCGTGGTGGAGCCGCTCGGCTATCTGATTGAGGTGAGGGAGTGGTGGCAACTCAACGAGGAGCCGGGGACGTTCCGTATCGTTGTTGGCGTGCTTGAGCAGGGTATTACCGAGGAAATGTATCAGGAGCTGGAGCGTCTCGTTGCTGATGCAAAACCTGCAAGCCGCCATCTGACGGGACTGGCTATCAGTTTAAGTACAACCGGCAACATTTTTGCTGGTGCGGGATGCTATCACGGCGACGCCCTGACGGTTTATCCCTACACCCCGGAGGCCATTATTGTCGGAGGGGATTATTTCCCGGCCTCGGCCATTCATTTAATTGATAACCTGAGAGTAAACGCATGACAGTGAAATACTACGCCATTCTGACTAATCAGGGCGCGGCACGGCTGGCTAACGCGACGATGCTCGGCAGTAAGCTGAATCTGACGCAAATGGCCGTTGGTGATGCAAATGGTGTCTTGCCGACACCAGACCCGGCACAGACAAAACTTATTAACCAGAAACGCATCGCGCCGCTGAATCTTCTGAGCGTTGACCCGAACAACCAGAGCCAGATTATTGCGGAGCAAATCATCCCTGAGAACGAGGGCGGATTCTGGATCCGTGAGATTGGGCTTTATGATGATGAAGGCGTACTCATTGCGGTGGCGAACTGCCCGGAAACGTACAAACCGCAGTTGCAGGAAGGCAGTGGTCGTACCCAGACTATCCGCATGATTCTGGTTGTCACGAATACCGAAGCTATTACGCTGAAAATCGATCCGTCGGTGGTACTGGCGACCCGTAAATACGTGGATGATGAAGTCCTGGAATTAAGGCTGTATGTGGATGACCAGATGAGAAACCACATTGCCGCACAGGATCCTCATACCCAGTATGCGCAGAAACATAATCCGACATTTACCGGAGAACCAAAAGCGCCGACGCCTGCCGCAGGAAATAACACCACGCGGATTGCGACCACTGAGTTTGTTCAGGCCGCTATTACCGCTCTGATTAACGGTGCGCCTGCCACGCTGGATACACTGAAAGAAATTGCCGCAGCCATTAACAATGACCCGAAATTCAGCACCACCATTAACAATGCGCTGTCAGGTAAGCAGCCACTGGATGAGACGCTGACTCATTTGAGTGGAAAGGATATAGCTGGTCTTCTCACATACCTTGGTTTGGGAGAAGGCTCTGCATTACCTGTTGGTGTGCCCGTTCCATGGCCTTCAGCCACACCGCCAACAGGCTGGCTGAAATGCAACGGTGCGGCTTTTTCTGCTGAAGAATACCCGGAACTGGCAAAGGCTTATCCGACAAATAAATTGCCTGATTTACGTGGTGAGTTTATTCGTGGCTGGGATGACGGGCGCGGTATTGATGCAGGACGTGTTTTATTGAGCATTCAGACAGGGATGCTGGAAAAACACCGCCATATTGTTGTTGCCAATGATGGTTACGACACAAAAGATGAATGGGAACTGGCTACGATTTTCAAAAAGACATACACACAAGGACGGGGACTTGATGCCACAAATACAGGAGGGAGTCTGATCCCATCACCGACACTTCATTCACGAGGGAGTATCGGTAATACTGGCGGGAGTGAAACCCGTCCACGAAATATTGCATTTAACTATATCGTGAGGGCTGCATAATGGATAACGCCGTATTAAATAGCGAGCTTATTGCCACGAAGGCGGGGAATATTACCGTCTATAACTATGATGGTAAAACTCGGGAATATATTTCTACTTCAAATGAATATCTTGCCATTGGTGTCGGTATCCCTGCATATTCCTGTTTAGATGCCCCTGGCACACATAAGGCTGGTTATGCAATCTGCCGTTCTGCAGATTTTAACTCATGGGAATATGTGCCAGATCATCGCGGTGAAACGGTCTATAGCACCGAAACAGGAGAATCAAAAGAAATCACCGCTCCGGGTGATTACCCTGAAAATACAACCACTATCGCCCCATCAACGCCATACGATAAATGGGATGGTGAGAAATGGGTGACGGATACCGAGACACAGCATAGCGCCGCAGTAGATGCAGCAGAAGCACAGCGCCAGTCGCTGATTGATACTGCAATGGCTTCCATCAGTCTGATTCAACTGAGATTGCAGGCCGGACGTAAACTGACGCAGGCAGAAACAACCCGACTTAACGCTGTGCTGGATTACATTGACGCGGTGACGGCAACAGATACCAGCACCGCGCCGGATGTCATCTGGCCTGAACTGCCGGAGGCGTAGGCCATTCAATATCTGGCGCACCGGAAGTATCGACCAGTTCCAGTGCGTCCAGGTAATCCAGCCACAAATTATATTGCGCCAGTTCGTCACCTTTCAGACGACCAATAGCCGCTTTACCAGGCCATTGTTTACTGTTCATATAATCGTTGGCCTGATTAATCAATTGCTGCTTCTCCAATTCGGCTGCAGCAATTTGTTCCTCATGTGTTGGTGGTGGAATTTCAGACCATGCAGGAAAACCATTTTCTCCAGCGATACGGATTTTTCCTTTCGGCGGTAATCCGGAAAACTCAATATACACTTGCTCATCAACTTCAACAGCATCATCTGGCCATGAGTCAGCTTGAGTGTAATCCTCTTTCATCTCCAGCGGATAGAAAGAGTTTGTAGTCGCGGAATATATGTAATTCATTTTTCACTCCATATAGCTAAATTAACAGCCTAACGCTAAAAATGAAGCGCCGAGGCCAGGAGTACTGGCTCTGGATATAAATTTAACCGGGTCGGGACTAAAACCTGCACAGGCAATATAACCAACAGCCCCGCTATCTGGTGTGTAGTCTTGTGAGACCAAAACACGCAGACATCTGTTTGGAAATGCAATCGGGAAATGGGTTACTACATCCTGTGCAATGCCTGGTGCGCCGATTGAGCCCCACTGAAGAATAAAACCTGATGGTAATTTTTGATATCCAGTACCTGAAACAGAAAGCGTGAAGCTACCCATATCAGGTATCTGATTCGCCCCTGTCCCTACATTCCTTTTAGCCGCTTCTCCCAAACCAA